TATTCAATCTCGTTAATATGTTCTGTTATTAGTTTCATTCGTTACCCCTTTTTTTTGCTAATCGTTCATTTTCTGCACTACGAATTTTTGGTAAAATTTTCCTTGCAATTTTTTTAATAACTGCTTACTTTTTATCTAATCTTTTTTCTAAAGTTTCTTTGGCTGCAATTGACAATTCAGATTTATCTTTGTCTTTTAAAATCTTTTTAGCAATAATATCTCTTGCTTTTTTCATTGCTCGTTTTTTTAACTTCTCGGGAGATGCTTTTCGTTTCATAGCAATCTTTCTTTTACGAGCAATCTGCTTTCCTTTCATTTTCATCATCCTCGCTTTTTTCATACGAGTTGCTTTACTCATCACTTCATCAAGAACATCATCAATCATGTCATCAATCTTCTTCATTGTCACCTTCCCACTCTGCATCTATTTCATCATAGAATTTTTTCTTATCATCACCTGTTAAATCTGCAGGACTAGTTACTCCATACTTTTTTAATTTTGCATCAAAGAATTTTTTATAAGCTGCCTTGTCACCAGTTGCTTCATCCTTTGGTGTGTCTTGTGATGCTTCCCATTCATCATGTGACATACCAGAATGAACTTTATCACAATCATGATTTTCAGTTCTTCGACCATCACCACCTGCACATTTTTTTCTTGCACCATCTGACTTGATATACTCCATTACTTTTTGTACAATACTTTCTTTTTTTCCTTTTGCTTTTTCTTTATCTCTTTCTGCTCTTCGTTTTAATGATTCTTTATCTCTTTCGCCTCTACGAACTAAATTTTCTTTATCTCTATTAGCTTGTTTCAACGCAGCTTCTTTTTCTCTGTTTGCCTTCTTTACATCAGCAAGAGCTTCTTTTAAATAACTTTTAAAAGTTTTCATGTATCTACCTTTGGAGTTTCTGGTGTAGTTGTTGTTTTAGGTTCTGTACCCGGTAACTCAAACTTAAAACTATTCTTATAATCTTCAATAGCTTTTAAAGATTTAGTTTTTAAACTTTTTGCAATACCTTCTTTTGCTTTATTAAGTCTTTTACCAAAAATATCTTTTAAAATATTACTTGTTATATCAACCATTTTTGATCCTTTCTTTCATTACATTTTTAATAGCATTAATTAATAAATCATCAGTAAGAGTTTTATCTTTAATCCATTGTTTCACTTGTTTATCACTTTCATTAACTACATCAAGTTCTGGTTTTTCTAATATATCCTGAAACAAATTCTTTTTATAAGCATCAATAAAACTTTGTGTTTTAACTTTTAAAATAGATTTCATAGTTTTATGTGGTTTAGAAGTCTTCATCATCATCCTCCGTATCATCTTCTGGTTCTTCTGGTTTCTCTGCTGCTATCTGTTTATCAATTTCTTTCATCTGCTCATCACTCTGTTGTAAAATATTCTTACGCAGATACTCTGCTGAAATATATCTACCAACATACTCCTCAGCCATTGAAACTAACTCAAAACGATCCCTCATAATCTCAGAGTTTTTCAACTCCATGAAATGAGAATCTTTAGCCCAGATATAACGAATACGATCTCTAACTTCCCACCAATCTTCTTCTTTAATTATACCTCTTAGAATTAACTGAACTCTAAGTAAGTCAGTAAAAAGAGTAGAAAATCTATGTCGTAAACGACTAATGAACTTACCAAATTTTACTTCATCTCTTGTAATCTCAGAAGCTCTTCCAAGATTAAACTGTGTCGAATCCGTTCCCTCAATCCTTGAGATTGGAACATTCAAAGACTTATACAGTTTCTTTCTAAAATATTCAATGTCATCTGTTTCACCAAGATTCTGTCCACCAGGAAGTGTACTGATTTCAGTTCCTCGTCCACCCTCTCGTCTTGGCAACCAGAAATCTTCCAACATGGAAAGATGTTTTCTCTGGTCTTGAACTTCACCAGTAGCTGCATTATAAATCATCTTCTGCTTATAACGATTCATTACCTGTTGCAGATATTGTTCTGCTTTTAACTTAGGTAAATTACCAACATCAATATAAAAGATTCTTCGTTCAGGAGCTCTTGCTAATCTATAGATAACAAGTGCATCTTCAATCATCCGTAATTGATTCCACGGCTTAATTGCTTTAAACAAATAACCAATAATAATTTGTTTTACTTGATCGACTAAACCAGAATGAACATATGAGATAGCATCGGGTGCAACCTGAACAGAATTTTGTGTTGTCTGTCCCTGCATAAATCTACCAGTACCAAATTGGTCTGGTGTATAGAGATAATACTCTATAATTTCATCAACTGTTTCTATTTGGTTATGACCACCTTTTGATTTCTTTACTTCTCGTATCTTTTCAATATTCAAAGGATCAATTGGAATTAATTCTTTAATTCCATCCTTTGGTCTTGTATCATCAATTACAATATGATGATACATTTTTGCATCAATATACCACTTCTTAAATAAATCTGCACCCGTAAGATTAAAATCTAACAGATCAAGAATCGTAGTAAATTCTGTATGTATCTTATCTTTAATACTGTCTGTATAATCTAATGATTCCAGATCAAGAGCAATGGCCGGAACACCTTCTTCGTGAATCACAGCATCATTAATAATATCTTCTATAGCCCCATCAACTTCATGGGAAAAAGACATATCACGATATTTCTGGACTAACTTTTTTTCGTCATGAGCATCTGAATCTGTATTAAGATAATGCCCAAGAATCCCACCTCCATCAACAATTTGTGTTGCTCCATCAAGATTTTCTGGTGTTACAAAAGTTTTGCCCTTCTTCTCTTTCTTGGATTTTATTTCAAAACCAAATAATTCAAACGCCATAAAAAGTACCCTTTTAAAAATTCATAATAATAGAGGGTGAGAAACTCACCCTCTGTTTATCACTTATTAACCACCGAATGTTCCACCAACTCCAATAGATACATTACCTAATTTTACTCGTCCTCGTACACCAAGTTCCCAACTAGAATCTCTTGAACCAGTAACATCAAAACCAACACCCGTATCTGAATGCCAATTATTAACTGCGAAGGTTACAGAGTATTCTTCAACTGTGTCATTGGTATCCATACCAAGATCAATAGCTGCAATCTCAGTTGGATAGATATCTTCTACACGATATGTACGCAAGTTACCACCATTACGATCTAGTTGTACAACTGTTGACTGACCATAAATATTTGAATGAGTCAAAGTTGAAACATTAACTGCATGATGTGTAATTCTTGCACTCCATTCTTCAAACGCTGCACGAATAGCAAATTGTGGATCATTAAGAACTGTTACAGTCCAATCAGCAAATGTTCTATCACCAGGAACTTTTAACTGTCTACCACGAAACGGTACATCAATATTACCAATAGTGGAAGCAGGAATCTGTGCTGCTTTACATAAGAACTCCATTTGCGGGATTCCAACTGCATGAGTAATGTTACAACGAAAAAGATTCGGTCGTACACCACCCTTGAATGATTGTTTAAAATCATGAATATTTGTTGCCATTTTATTACTCCTTTATTGTTTTATAGTATTTATACGATTAACCACCGATTTCTGTAAAATTAACATCAGTTCGAGCGGCGATAAAGTTCAACTGGATGTAATTGATAGACCTTGTTGGTTTAACATATATGTCACCAACAAAGTTATTATTATCAATAACTACACCAGTATTATTTGAACCGTCACATACTACTTTAAAATCAGTAATACCACGGCGTCCTTGTATTTCTCTCAAGAAAGGCTCGACCATATTCACGAATTGTGCTCGTGTAAATTCATCATTAAACTCAAACAACATAGATTTAGCTGCATTAGAAATTGCTTTCTCCATAACAATAAACAATCTGCGTACATTAATACGGTCAAATGCAGTAGGTGTTGGTTGCATTGTTCTGTCACCCCAAAGAATAACACCAGCACCAGTTTGTGTAACAAGAGGATTAATACCTGCTTTATACATGGTATCACGATCAGCCTTAGTCGGTTCCCAAGAAAGTTTAACAATATTCTTGATTGCTCCACGATTTACTCCAGCAGGTGACCACCATGCATCATGCGTAAAATCTAATCTAGCACAAAGACCAGCAATATCTCCATTCATTGGACTATAGAAAAATACATCTCGATAACGATCATATTGATATTTCCATGAACTATCCATTACTCCATAACTATTACTTGCGTTTATGTTAGTTTTAGCAGTTACACACCCAGCAGCCTGCGCTGTAGCATGTACAACTGTATCTTGTGGAGGAGAAACAAACGCTATACAATCTCTCCGACCAGCAGCAATACCAATAACAGTTCCTGCAACACTAGTATCTGTGGAAGTTCCACCAGGTCCTGCAATTAACAAAGTAACATCCGAAGTTTCTGATGTATTAAAATAAGTCCATCCTGCCTGAATAGGTGCAGCAGTCATAGTAGCCCCATCAGTCCCACCTGCTAAAGAACCACCTGGTGCTGCTTCAGCTGCAGTTGCACTATCAAAAGTTTGAAATGTTGCACCAGCTTTTGGTTGACCAGCTGCAGTACCTGCCGCAACTGATTTAACAGTCAATTCTGTAACATCACCTAGATATATATATTTTGATTCATTTTTTAAAACATCTCCTACATAATTACTAGAACCATCAATTCTTTTTGCATCTATTGCTTTACTTACATATCCCCATTTTTCTACAATCTCTCCTGGGACTCCAGTAAATAAACCATCTTCGTCATAAACAAGAATATGCATCTCATCTTGTGAGCCACCAGCAGCTGCAACATCAGCAGATGTTCCAGGTCCTGATTCAAAGTTTGCAAGAAAGTCTGAATTTTCAGCTGATGAAGTGCCATTGTCCCATGCATTAGAATCTATTGCTATTGCTTTTAAACTATTCCCTCTTACTCCGGGATACTTTGCAAGAAATAAAGAGTCGCCCGCAGCTAAAGTCGCTGCTAAACTATCATAATGATCTGAATTATCCACAGCAGTTGCTGTACCTGCATCGCCATCACCAACAGCAGCATTAAGATATCCTGTACCTTTTACACCTACAACAACCAAGTTGTTTGAGTAAGCAAGATAATTAGCAGCTGTCCAAAAATGTGTAGCAGTTGATGAAGTTGGTTTACCGAAAAGTTCAACTAAATCATTTTCGGTTGTAATTGTTGTTCGATATGATATAGGTCCCCATTGAAATGTCCCTACAAAGGCACCAATATTTGTTGACACATTCGGAACAACAGTCGTTAAATCTTTTTCTGTAAAATTAATTCCGGGTGATACTTGAAAAGCCATTTGATTTCTCCTTTATACATTCTTAATATTGATATAGATTTTTAATAGTTATCTGTATGTGCCTTCTCCCATTTTGTGCCATCGGGCATTGATTCATACTCTTCATTCAATCCATCATCAATAATACCAAAAGGAATTGTCATATCTTCAATTGCATCCATTTTAGTTTGATATAACTTTTCTCTAATATTCAAATTACTTAATTCTTTAAAATATTGTTGATCTACCATCCAACCAAATAAAACCAATGTTGTAACTAAATCATCATTTGAACCTTCTTCAGCTCCAAATGTATCACCAACAGTTACGAAAGTTGTCAATTCAGAAATTATATCATAATCAGGGATAAGCAACTTATCTTCTTCAATCATACTTTTAAGATTAGAACAACCTATCTTTTTAACATTTTTAGTTGTTCTTACTCCATAAGAGATATCTTTTTTGTGTCCACTTGAAAGTTGTTGACCGTGCCTACCATACCATGCTACAGTAAGTAAATTTTCATATTCTAAATCATGATGTAAAACATCAGCGACTTGAGCTCCAATGTCGTTACTTTCTACTAAAACATAAGCATCATTATACTTCTTTGCAATATTATTTATAATATTTGGAAAGAGTAGAGGTGCAATCATATTATCACGATACTTTGCCACTATTTTATATGGAACTTCAGTTGTATCAAAGACTGTAAAGGTAGAATAATCTAAACCTTGACCCCGTGCTGTATCTACTGTAATAGCATAAATCCTATTCATCTCTGGTTCTTCAAAAATATCCAGATTATCTTTTGACCATATTGGTGAACTGTAAGATAATTCTTGTAACTTCTCATACGATATGAGAGTATTGGAAGAACCCAGAAAATCTGCTTCATACTCTTGACGAAATGCTTCTTCACCAATATCAGATATAATCTTTCTACGCCATTCTTGATCTCGATCTGGAATACTAGTCCAATGAATCTTGAATGTCTTGAACTGATTGTTTCCCTCTACGGCATCATTCCAGAATTTGTAAAATAGATTAAAACCATTGGGTGTAGACACCATGATAATCTTGGTATCTTTACCAGATGAAATCGTGGGATAAACTGATTTGATAAACGCATCTGCAATCGTTCTCTGTACGAAAGCAAACTCATCCAAGAACAATAAAGAAAAACTGTAACCACGAATTGCAGATGAAGATGTTGAAGATGCAATTATCTTAGAACCATTCTCCAGTTCTATGTTACCTTTATTCCATTCAACAATTCCCTGTTGTAAAAACTTTGGTAAATGTTGATAAGCCGTCTGTAATCTTCCAAGCAACTCTCTTGATGTAGATGCTTTGTTGGCCAACATACCAACTATCTTTGTCTTGTTAAATAATATATAATGTAAAATATAACCAAGACTTGTTACAGATTTACCAGACTGTCTTGCACTCTTTACAATAACATATCTATTTGTATGCAAAGTATTAATTAAATCTTCCTGATAATCATAAAGATCAAACGGAATCAATCCATGATCGACATGAATAACTTTCACATAATTTTTAAGAAAATAAACAATATCATCACGACACTTAACATATTCTTTAACTTCGTGTTTAGTAAATGGTTGAGGAACATTGGTTGTCTTTAATAGTTGATTTCCTAAATAGGAATCATCTTTATTATTATTTGCCATTCTTTTTATTCTCAAGTAATAAATCTTGCAGTTCTTTTGTACTTCCGATAAACAAAGAATTATTTACAGTATGAGGATCTTGAACATCTTTCTCAATCTCTTTCTTTGTTTTCTGTAATTGCAAAAGTTCTTTTGTTGTATCAGATAAATTTCTAATCAACATGGCAGCTACTTCATATGCTCGTGCTGACTCTGATTCTTTTGCAACA